AATTGTATCGAATGCAGTCACTGTCCTAGTCGCCAGTGTATTCATGGGTGCAGCACTACAATTATGGAATGGTGTGAGTAGTATTGACCAGAGGATTGACGAGAATCTTGTAGAACTCCGTGCGACACAGAGTGTTCTTGCACCAAAGGTGGATATGCTAGAAAAAGCAATACAAACACTACTCAAACATTTAGAGGAAGTGAACGAGGGATCACCAAAGGGTAATTTTGAATTCAACCCCACGCCCACCATTGAACAGATTGAAGAAGAGCGATTTAATAATCAGATGATGCAACAAACACAGAAAGTGGGCAGATGAGGCGATATAAACATTACATCACAGAAGACAAAAATACCCATTTAGAACATGTTGAGGATGAAATTTTTAACCTTGGATATTCGGGGGTTGATAATGCTATCAATTTCTTAGAAGGTATAACAAATCTGATTAGTGGACATAGTAATGATAACTATTCAATGACCGTTAAGTGGGATGGTGCTCCCGCAGTATTTTGTGGGATAAACCCAGAAAATAAAAAATTTTTTGTTGGAACAAAATCGATTTTCAATAAAGAACCCAAAATTAACTATACGGCTGCGGACGTTAAAAGGAATCATTCAAACAGTCCGGGATTAGTTGAAAAACTGCTGTTAGCACTCAAATACTTACCCAAGTTAGGAATAAAAGGCATTCTCCAAGGGGATCTCCTTTTCACCAAGTCTGACCTGTCTATAACAAAATTAAGCGGGGAAGAGATGTTGACGTTTACTCCCAACACCATAACTTATGCAGTGCAACTTGGATCCAAACTAGCAAAACAAATTGTTAGTTCAAAACTGGGTATAGTATTTCATACCAGTTATAAGGGAAAAGACATTAATTCAATGTCTGCCAGTTTTGGTGTAAATGTATCTCGCCTAAGAAAAACCAAAGATGTATTTTTCATGGATGCTGATTTTAAAATGGATTCAACGGTAACTATGAATTCCTCTGAAACTGATAAGATACTATCAGATCTATCTTCTGCCCATTCTAAGGCAAAAAATATTGCACAATTGTTAAATGATATATCTGCAGATAAGATACTTTTACCTTTATTAAAAATATACATTAATGCAAATGTAAGAGAAGGTTCTTTGGGTGGAGATCACAAATCATTTATGGCTTTTGTTAAAAAAAGAATGGAAGAAAAAATAGAAAGTCTTACATCCGATGCCGGTAAAGCGAGGAAAAAAGACCTTATGATCACTCTTCTGAATAAAATAAAAAATATGGGAAAGTCTTTAGATCAGGCATTTGAAATTAGAAATATCTTTATTGGTGTCAAAGGCATTCTTTTGTCTAAAATAAATAGTATAGAGGGGATCAAGTCCTTTGTTAGGACTGAAAAGGGTTATAGAGTAACCTCCCCTGAGGGTTTTGTTGCCATAGATACTATGGCAAAAAATGCGGTTAAACTAGTCGATAGACTAGAGTTCAGTAGGATTAATTTTACATCATCCAAAAATTGGGTGAAAGGATAGGAGAGAGAACTATGTTTTTAGGGACAATATGGTGGAGTGTTTTAATGTTCGTTGCAGGTACGGTGCTTGGTGCGCCTTTGTGGACATGGGCAAAGGGTTACCTTCCATGGAATAAAGACTGAGGTTTAATATTAAATATAAAGATTTCAAATCAAAAATACATGAGGTGAAGTCTAGCCCGGGCAAAAAGATAGTATTTACTTTTGGCAGATTTCAACCCCCAACAAGGGGGCATGAACTTTTAGCAAATAAAGTAAAAGAAATTGCCGGAAGTGCTGCTGAGGCTGTTATGTATGTTAGCCCTTCGGAAGATAGTGATAGGAATCCTTTACCACTAAAAGATAAACTCAGTTATATGAAAAAACTTTTTAGGGGTGTTAAAGTAAAAGGATTAAAAAAATTAAAAAATCCCTTTTATGTTGCAAAATTCTTATCTGATGAAGGATACAAAGATGTTGTTTTAGTGGTCGGAAGTGATAGAGTAGCAGAGATTAAAAAATCTATGTCAAAATATATAAATCACTCAGATCCCAAAAAGGCTTTTTATTTTGAAAATTTTAATGTAATAAGTGCAGGACAAAGAGATCCAGATGACACTGGTGTTGCAGGTATGTCTGCAACTAAAATGAGAGTGCTGGCAGTAGAAAACGATTTTAAAAATTTTTTTGCGGCATCTCCGTCTGGTGCAAAGGAAAAAGATGCAAAAAATATATTTAAACTTATTCAAAAGAGATTAAAAATAAGTGAAATATGGGATACAATTGATCAAATACTACCAGAAAATGCATCAAAATCCGTATTCAACGGGGAGATATCTAAGCATCTCCCCGAATCATTATTAAAAGAATTTAATCTCAAATAAATAACAACGAAACCTTTAAAAGGAGCCTGTCACAGGAGACATTAAAATGAAGTCATTCAAAAAACTAAATGATCAATTAAACGAACACCATGGTGGAGGGATAGACCTTCAATCACAATATGGTAGTACACCGCCCGGTTTACTTGACGTGGGGGGAGCAGTTAGTCTATTTGCTATTGAAAATCCTAGAATTGTTGACCGTTTAAACGCAGCAATATCACATATCACCAGTCGTACGACTTCAAGTCCAGACGCTGTTATATGTGATATTAAGGATAAAATCTTGGTGCATGCAGGATTATCGTGCGAAAAGTATTATGGTCTAGAAGAGGGCAGTTATAGAATGCCGTTAAAGCAGTTTAATGGTAGAATGGGCGCCACACCAGAAGAAGGTGTGCTGAACTCTGGTGATGATGGTATTACCCATAAACTAGGACATGGACTTGATCTTTTAGTCACTGTCGTAAAAGAATTAAACAGTCTTTATATGGTGGACGCAATAATTGTGCCATCTGAGGATAACGATATGATGGGCGATGCATCTTATACTGAATAGGTTTTAAGCAGAGATACTACAATATGTTTGACATTGATTTTTCTATATTAAATGATAAAAATTACATGATGTATGCAATGAGAAATTATGATAATCCTCAATGTACAGGCATCGATGAATTTAATGAGGATATTAGCAAAATCAAATATATTAAAAGGTTATTTAAACGATACACAACAACAGGTGAGTTAAAAGAAAGATTAATATTAAATCACATCATAGTATTTTATAATGTCTTTGGTATTGTCCCTGCCACCAGACTTCTCTTTTATAGAATCGAATCATGTGATTACGAACTACTAAAAACATTTCTCGTATTTTTGAATATTTGCCCAGAAGATGAGAAAGAAAAAGAAATTCCGGAGGTTGATTTGATTAGTGTCTCCCTAAACAAGGATTTAATAAAAATTTTGAGGAAATTATAATGGGTCTATTTAACGTATTTGTTGCTTATAAATTTATTAAATTGCTTGTGCAGCCATTTAATGAAACAGATGCTTATAAGCAGGGTTTAATTGACAAAAAGGGTCTTGCACTAAAAAAGAAGTCTGATTTTACTTCTAAAGAAAAGGGTGCATATTCAGCCATACATGAACTTGTGTGGAATATAAAAAGGCTTTTACTTAAAGTCCCCGGTTTAAAATCTAAACTTGGATCTTTTGCTGTTGCTTTATGGTTGCTTAAGCAAAAAATGTCACCGGACTATGATAAAGATGTAGTTGAACAAGTTGAAACAGATTTAGCGGATTTTATCTCCGAAGAATATGGTTTAAATATTGATGGGTTTATAACAGAATCATTGATTTTTGATGAACTTCCAAAAAAGGGTTTATTTAAAATCAATGACGAATTGCTGTGTGACCTGATTTCAGAAGAAGACTGTACGATATTTGATAGGGATTTTTTCCATTATGATGGATCACTACCAGTCGGAGTTGGAATGGGTCTTGACATTTATGAAATGTGTCACCTTATTTCCGGAAATAAATACCCAGTAGCAATAAATTCGATGTCGTATTATGATTTAGATGTCGATAGTGTCAACAAGGATAAAACTCATGAAACTTCCTCATAAAAAGACTCTTACAGAAAAACTCAACGGTTTAGTAGGGACACCAGAAATATCTCTCATTAATGAACGTGCAGAAGATCTTCACTGGAATGATATGGAAAAATCCGAAAGAGAAGAACTATTAAAAATGTCGGGTCTTCCTAAATTTGTTGCTAAAGACGACTGGGATGGTCTTGATCGTCGTGCAAAAGAACTACTTGGAAAAACCGTAAGCAAAACAACTAACAAAGAATTTTCTCTTGTTGAGGCTGTAGTTGTTCCACTTACCAGCAAGGGGCAAGGTACATCACGGGTTGATACTCATCCCAATCGCAAAGATGGCAAGATTGAAAGAATGTACCAGGCCAAGGATAAAAATGAATATGCTTCGCTAATCACTGCTGCAGATACCAGTCGAAAAGGAAATAAAGCATACAGTGTTCAAGGTTCTGAAAAGAATAAAACCGTAACGGTTGTTTTTGATGATGATAAGCAACGTATTGCTTATGAGAAAAAAATGAAAATCAAAGGCGCGGGACCACGAAACCGCCGAGAATCCGTTGAACTAGATGAAGCAAAACACGACCAGCGTGCTGCCGATAAAGCCCTCATCGGTGCTATGAAGGTTGTTGATCCTAAGGCTAAGTGGAAAATGGTAAAGACTGATCCATCTCGGTTCGGACTTGATGTTGAAATTGCATCACAGAAGATGGCAAAGTATGATGACTGGACGTTGATGACTTGGAGTGATGGTGAGTTGATGTGGGTGTGGTATGACCACCCAAACGGCGAAGGTAGCATTCCAGAGAGAGAATTCAAACGTAAGGGATTCTTGAAAGATATGATGAAAGAATCCGTTGAACTTCTGGATGAAGGACTTGTTCTTGCAAGTGATGACCTCAACGCAGTAAAGAAGACCGCACAGAAACTTGCAAAACAGAGTCCTGACCTTACTTACTATGTTGTCAAGCACAATGAAAGATACATGAAGGGTATGAAATACGCATACTATGAAGTCTATCAGAGTGTAGACATGCACTTGGTAAGAGGTAAAGCAAAGAAGGTTGCGGGTTATGGTGCAAAAGTAGACATGAGAGAATCCGTTGAAGAAGCAAAAAAATATAAACCATCTAAAATTACCAGACCCGGAAGAAAAGGTGGAATGCCCACAGGTGCTGATCGTGGAGATGACTCAAAACCCTTAATGATGTGGCTTGATAAACTTGAAAAAGAACTTGCCAAAAAACGTAAATCATACGATGATGTTAATCCGGATGATGCAATCAAATTATACTATAGAGATGAAGATCCCAAGAAGGCTGCCAAAGATCTTTTAAGTGGCAAAAAAATCAAAGAATCTATTAATGAAGAGGAAATCATAATATTCGAATTTTCTGTCATACAAGATGCCAGTGACTATTCAATAGCCCTTCATAAGGCAAACATCAGACACAGAAAAAATGGTTTAAAAATTAAAGTTATGGATGCAGGAAGTGAAGCAATATCTCTTGCAAAAAAATACAATGGTCGACCCAGTTTTGGTGAAGATGCACCAGCAAACAGTACCGGAAGTGGGGTGTCTGGTATGACTTCAACTACAGTTGGTGTTGATCCAAAAGATGCCGGAAAGTCTGGTGACATCCAAAGAAGAGAATCAATGGGTGAAGGTATTGAATCAACAATTAAATCTTATAAAAACCAACGACACAAAAAATTATTAGACAGTATTGAGGGTTGCCCAGTTTTTAGGGTTTCATCCAGCGAATTTTCAAAATTTTCTGGAACTAAAGGAAGAAAAAGGTTTTCAAAATGGATTGGATCATTTAGAGAAGATTCACCGAGTGGGTCTGCTGTTAAAAAATATTCTTTAAGAAATCCCAGAAAACCCGTTATAATCCAAGATGATCAATCTGGTGAAATAATGTATTTGAGAAGAAGAAATAATGATAGAAGATTAAAACATAATAAAAAAAGAGACAAAAATGACATTTGAAGTAGCATTTTTAGTAATGAATCTTTGTCTTCCTATGGAGGTGATGAATGAAAAGGGTATTAATACTATGCATGTTTCTGCTCGGATGCAGTTCCGGGAAGATTCCATCAGGAATGTCGGGGGTGGACGCCTCTGCTCTGGTGGGGAATGCGGCAAGAGAAGAGATAGAACAAACGATAGAGATCTCGGAAGCGACTGGAGAAATAACGGGGCATCTAGATCTGATCGATGGGGAGGCAAATGGGATTCTCAACGACATAGCAGTAGCAGACCCAGCACCGGATCCGTTGATCAGCGGGATCGAGAACAGAGCAGAGAGGATCATCGAAGTGGTCCACGACTCGGAACTAGAGATGGTTCGGATCGACGAAGCCTTGGAAGATCTACATCAAGCAAACGACAGCCTCACCGGGGCAATTGGAATGATCGAGAGTCTGGAAAACGAGGTAGCAGAATATGCGATCTCGGACAGGGAACTTCGGAAGGACGCAATAGAGAATCTGTACGCATACATCACGATCTTCTTCGTGGTGGGGTTTGCAATGATAGTAGGGGGAGCATTCCTCGCTTTATTCGTGAATGGAAGAGCAGGAGCAACAGTTCTGGGGATAGGAATATTGACTGTGGGGTTCGCAACCGCGAGTCAGTATTACCTAGAGGAGATTGCAACAATCGGTCTGATTGTGTTCATCATCGGGTTCCTTGCAACGGCGGGGATCATAACTTCGATGCTGCTGAACGGCAAGAAGACGGAAAAGGCAATGGAAGAGATCATCGAACTCATCGAAGAGATGAAAGTGTACTTGAGTCCAGAGGAGCGAGAGAAAATCTTCGGTCCCGGCGGAGTCGCCAGCGAGATGACCACGGACCTAACCAAAGAGATCATTTCAAAGATCAAAATCAAAAAGAAACTACAGAAAGCACACGTTTTACTAGATAGGAAAAGCAACCAATGAGCATTCAAAAAAGAATCTGGCAATCAAGAATTATGGGTCTTCCTGCAGATCAGGATGTATCTCCTGCTGAGGCTGAGTCACCCCCTGCACCACAACCAATGGAAGAGGAAGAAGTGGCAGCAGAAGAAACCCCGATTGAAGAAAAATCAGACTAGACCGTTCAAATCACAGAACAGTTTCTTACAGATGAAGTAAGCATCCACGATATCAGTAATCGGGTTGCTTACTTCTTTTCTTTTTGGTGTCATTAGATTATGGATGTCTAGACCAGTTTCTTTCATCCATGCCTCATACATAATAGGTTTTTTAGCATAACCATAATCAGTGGCAAACTTTTTGATATGAGTTGGAGTGTAAATGGTGTATGGGATATCTAACTCCCACAATTTATGCTTTAAAAGACCCGTATTTTCAGCAATTTGGAAGACTCGTCCAGTAGCACCATAAGCATAGCCTTCGATGGAGACGCGATCCATACCGTATAAATGCTTGATGGTCCATTCAGCCACATGGTTATACCGTTCACACTCATGACCGAACTCACCCGGAAGCAGTTTACCACAAATCATCCCGCTAAGAAATTTTTTGGCGAGTTTTTTTGTTTTATTTAAATAGAAGAATTTGCAATTCATGATGTCCCACTGGTCCCCAATGTGGACACAAACTGCTGGTGATGTCATACTATAATCTACACCTGCTATTCGCATACTATATTTATATAAATGTAGGAAACATTTCAACCATTAGGGAAGATTAATCGACAGAAGGGTTATTGTAGGCATTGATTTTGTTTATATAAATATAAAGAACTTTTCAATCTA